GAAGATCTCGAACGAGAGTTGAATACTGGTTTGCCTATGTACAGTGGCACAAGTCAGGTTGCATCACTGCTTCGTTATCTTAGGAAATGTGGCGATGATATAATGAGTGGATCACGTAATTATATTTAAGTTTCGTAATCTAACAATAGCTCTTCACCTTTTGCTATTGATCTTTTTGTAATAATGTTAAATACAAGATAGTCATCCCAGTCTTGTGTACAATCTAAAAAACAATTCGGTTCATCAGAGTGGTTGATAAAGCCGCCAAGAGGTGTTCTTATATAGGTAAGAATCATGGGTACTTTAATGTGTGTAGAACCTAAATCTACACCTTTTTTTATGTCTTGTGCAGCAAAGATGCCATGACCATCAATAGGACTTTCTTTTATACAAACTTCATTAGGTAAAGGTTTGTAATAAAATCTGTCATAATGTATTTTCATTTACCACTTCTTAGCATTTTAAAATCTTCACCTGATATTTTACCATCTTTGTTTTTGTCTAATTTCTTTTGGCCGCCAACAAGTTTACCACCGTTACTTTTTTTAATCTTTTTAATAGCACCACCAAGATTCATACCCATATCGTATTTTTTCTTTTCAGTCATAGCACCCATTGGATTGTCTTTTGATGCCATACCAGTGGTTGTGGTTCTGTTTTGTTGAGCTAACCCACCCATCATCATAGGTTTACGTGGCATTGCCATACCACCACCATACATTTTAGTTGGGCGTTGTCCGTTATTGTACATTTTCATTATTCTTCTCCTTCGAATCCAAAGTACTCCATTGTCATTTGTGGTAATTCTGTAACATTTGCTCTTGCAAGTTCAGAAACTAAAAAATCTTGCATTAAGATTTGAAACTCATTTAATTTAACTTTATTCATATTTTCAGGATATAAAAGAACATCTTTTAAAACTCTTGCAGCATCTGGATCTCCTGCTGCCATCTTTACCATATCCATAGATGCGTTCAAAGAAACTCTTACTGCAAACTCAGATGCAACATAGGCAGGACTAACCATACCCCTTGCTAAGTTGTAGACTCTACTTAAAATCTCAGTCACACTAAATTTTACTGCTCTAAACATTCCAGAAAAATCTTTGATAGCTTCAGTCTCTTGGGTTGTATTTTTTAAGTAAGTCATGACATCTCTTAAATCATTAATGTGATCCTGATCCATAACTTCATTAAGAATACTTCTAGTGTTAGGGTTGTCTATTGCTTCAATAATTTTTTCAGGACTATCGTAGGCGTAAACGGCACTTTTACCACCATCGATCTTTGAAAAAAATCTACCCTTTTGTATTCTTCTATCACCTTTTGCAAGTAAACCTTCAAGCACAAGTTTAGTTATGACGTTATCTATTTCTTTTGAATACTTTTCTATATCTTCAGCACCCAACGCCAACAAATCAGATTTTAATTCTTGTATACCAGTTAAATCTCCTTCTTCCACATATTTTTTAAAAAATTGTTCAGCGTTTGTATACTTACCAAATTCTCTTAATTTAGCTCTGTAATTTTGCTCAAGAGCTTTTAGCTGTCGCTCTCCACCACCTACAGCTTTGAGACGTGCTTCCATTTTATTTTTAAATCTAGTGTATTGATTTTGTAATACTTTGTGTCGTTTCATTTGTCTGACAATATCTTTTTCATCAGATATCATTTTTGTAAAATCTATTAAAGGTTCGTCAACTTCAACACCATTTCGTAATACTTTTACGTTTGTCAAACTACTTAGTTCATTTAATTTTTCTATGTCAAGTTTTGCAAAATCATATCCACCCTTTTGTTGATTCAATATAGCTTTTGGTTTGGGATTTATAGTCTCTATAGATTTAACTATTTTATTTGCCCAACCTGTGTAAACCATCTCATTGATAACTTCTTTGGTTATGTTAAAAGCATCAGCAGATGAAGGGTCATCCATATCAAATATTTCTTTAAAGTTTTTTCTATCAGATAATTGTGTAAATATCTTTTTAGTTTCTTTTGCTATGTCTTGTGCAAGAAGAGGATCATCAGCATTTTTTAGGTACTTGTTAACTTTTTGTATGATTGGATTGAAAAGTTGAGATGGAGTTTCTTTTGTAAAAACAGCACGAGTGTCTTCAGGTCTTTTTTGACCTTCTTGTGTTCGTAAAGGTATTATATCGCTTTTGGATTTATTGTAAACAGACAGTGGGCCGCTACCATCTCGGAGTCTATCAAAAATATTTGATCTGTATATGTCCTTTGCATTTTGTTGCATGTTTTTTAAATCGCCTGCAGCACTTGTTATTAGATCATCTATCTCTGTTTCAAACGCTTTTACTTCACGAGATAACTCAATATTGTTTGTTCTGAAAGCGTAGTTTCTAAACGATGCTTGAACATCCATAACTTCACTCGGTAAAGCCAAGAACGCTTCAAATGTATCCTCTTCTGAATCAGAGTAATACATAGCTATGTCTAGTTCGTCTGCATCTTTATGTATAAATTTAGTATTACGTGTTTCTAATCCTGTAGCACGATTTACTATAAACTCTTGCCTATGCAGCGTTTTTAACTTTTCTATTGTAGACGCACTAAATTTACTTCTTAGAGTTCGCACACCCATTTCTTTTAGTGATGCTCGTAATGTATTAGCTAGTGGGCCGCCTAAAAAATTACCCTCTGCTGTAAAGTATTTACTTAAAGGAGTTTTAACAGTTTCTAATTCTGATCTTTTTTCTATTAGACTTTTTAACAAAGGCAACACATTTACTGTTTTACCCTCTGCTTCCATCGCCTTATCAAATTCTTTGTACCCTACTTTAGCGTTGGCGTAACTTCTAAGAAGTATACTTTCCATTAAATCTTCAGTTAAGACGTTTACATTTTTTTGATAATCAATGTCGAGTCTATTCTCCTTCATATTACCGACACGTTCTAGCATAGATTTGTGAACGTTGTTCATAATTTTTTCAATAGCTTGACCTCTATTTAAATCAGGCTCTAATTTCATGCCTAGTTTAATACCTGCATTTATTAGAGTGTTAAACTCTTCACTAGTAAAATCTGTCGCTCTTTCATCTTTAAGTATAAGGTTTAAAGTATCTTGAACGAGAACATTAGCTTGAGTTTGATCTTTTATTAATTCAGTTTGACCCCTTTTTAATGCAGCTTCTAAACCTCGTACTATTTTACCCACATCTTCATTTGTATCAAAATTAACACCTTGTTTAGTAAGTTGATCTTTTAAATTATTTATAGATCTATCAGCAAGTTTTAACATTTCTTCTTGTTCTATGATAGATTCTGTCATTCCATCTACATTTTTTAAACTTGCTATATCGGCTATATCAACGTTGCTTTTTGAAGCTTTTGATAAACCTCGTAACCATCCCAAACTTGTAAAAGATGCAAAAGTAGTTCGAAGAGATTCTGCAACCTTTTTTTTCATTTGTGGATTCGCATCAAAAGATTTAATTATTCTAGCTTCCAATTTAGAAAACTCTTCAATGGAGTCTAAAACTAAATCCATATTCTCTTCACTCATATTTTCTGCTAATTTAAATACGTATTGGATTGCTCTTCTTTGTTTATAATTTAATCTTTTTCCTTGTCCTTTTAAAAACTCTTCAAATTTAACGATGTTACCATCTAAAAATAATTGTTTTGGCACACCGGGAATTAGTGAACCTAAAGACAACACTGATGACATTGTGTTATGTAATGTAGGTGCTTTACCAGTAACTACAGCACCTATGTTTGATATAACGTTACCCCCAACTTTAACAAAATATCTACCTCCTAAAGCATAACTTATCGCTCCCATAGCTTGAGCAGAATAGTAGTCAAATATAGGATCATCACCACTTGTGAGCATTTCAGCGACAGCAAACTGTGCTAAACTAGCAGGTGCTGATATCGCAAGACCCTCTTTGAATATAGGGTACGCACCTAATGTATAAGTATAGTTTCTAAAAAGTTTACCTCTAATTGTATTTATAGTGTTAGTTAATTTCTTATATTCTAAGCTACCTTTAGGAAACTTTTTTCTGTCTCTTATAAGATCTTTCTTTTGATCCTTCAACCTTTGTAAAGTATTTGAAACTTTTTGTTGACCGAATCCTATTTCAAGAAACTTATCATTCAAGGCTATTGTTTCATTTTCACGATTTATTGCATAAGCTTTTTGTTTTAAGGTCATGCCTTCATAAGGATCACCTTTTATCTTTGTTGGTCTAAGTTTTTCTACTTTTCTTTCTAGTTTTTTTACAGCAAATTTACCAAACGTTCCTGATAATTTAGCAAAAGATGACATCCCTAATATATTTTCAAGATATATCATAAAAAAACGTTCACTAGCACCTAGTTGATCTATGCTTTCAAATAACAATTCTTCAGCTTGTTCTCTGTTTACAAACTCTCTTTGTCCAATCACGTTACCGTTAGTATCAGTTATTTCTGTTAACTCTTTAAATCTTGCCCTAGTGATACCCCCCGGCTTATCAATCTGCTTTTCAAGCTCTTCTATGATCACACTGTTAACTTGATCAGATAGTAGCTCACCACCCATGTAATCAAAGATTTCTTTGTGAGCCTTTACCCAGTTCTCTCGCTCTTCTTTAGATGCATCCCAAGCTTCAGTAAAAGTACTGCCGTTATCAATCATATCTTTACCTATGATAGCTCCAATGGCTGCTTCACCTGCAAACTTAGGTAAATCAAATATCAAACCCCTTTGTGTTTCACTTAATGTTTCAGTAAAAGTATTAAAAAAATTACCAGTGCTTATTCTGTCAATAATAGCCTGTTCTACTCTAAGCTCATCTTTTCTACTCATTTGTAAATCAGGATATTTTTCGTTTAAATTACCGAAAGTTCCTCGTATAATTTTTGCAACTTCTATTCTTCCTGCTGCGTATCTTTCTTGTTTTTCTTTTAGTGCTAAATTGTTGTTATCTGCACTTGGAGCAACAGCGTCACCTCTGGCAAACGCAATTTCTGGGCCTTCTTTTTTCTTTACACTTTGAAATGCAGTAAAGGCGTTATTTATTATCGCATCATGTTTAGATTTTTCGTTTTGAAATCTTGGATCTTTACTTAGGGTGTATACTATATTTAACCTATTTCTAGCTTTAGAACTTAACTCTGGTATAGGTTCATTGTTTTCTAATTTACCAATAAATTCTTGAAAACTACCAACTGGTTTTCTTTGTTCTTGAATATCTTCTTTTGCAGTTCTAGCTAATTCTGATCCTTTTGGTAGACCTGCTCTTTCATCCTTTTTTGTAACAATTCCTCTGACAGATGGTATAACATCTTGAAGCATGCCTGCTTCTTTTCTTACAAACTTTTTTGTATCCTCTACCGTAAAATCTTTTTTAACAGCATCAGCTTTTTCAACCTCTTCAGTTTTTATAACGGTAACATCTTTTTTTTCAGGTGTAACAACCTCTTCCTTTTCAGGTGTAACAACCTCTTCTTTTTTAGGTGGAACAAACTCTGTATCATCTACAGATTGAACCTGTTTGATATCTCCTTCTTGATCTGGCTTTTTTTCAGGAGTGATTTGAATACGAAGCATACCTCTTTCGTCAGCACCCTTTTGCGTCTTATCAAAATAATTTACAATACCTCTAGCCTTCGCTTCTTCAGGAGTGAGACTAGGTAAATTATCTATGCTCTGTTCTTCAACGAGAGTTGCCATTATATTTTATCTCCGTCTTTTATGTGACTTCGTGGTATTGATTCATAAGTGTCTGTGTCAATTACATTGTCTGGATTGTTTGAATCAGGTATATATTTAGGATTTCCTGCAGAGTTCTTATCATCTGCACTACCCAAAAATTCTGCTCTTGAATTTGGGCCTCCCACTTTTTCTGTTTCTCTTCGTAATTGATGATATTGTTTTGAAGCGTATACTATTCTTCGTTCTTTGTCTGAAAGAGTATTAAATGTTCCTGTAGAAGGTTTATTGTAAATTGCATATATTAAACTTTTTTGATCTACTAAATTTTGAGTATCTTCTAAGACAGTTTCTATTGCAGATATTTGACTAGGTATATTAGTAAAAATACCTGTAGTTCCTAATCTTCTTAACTGAACTTCAAAGTCTTGGTTGGACAATCTTCCTGAAGGATCAGCAGCTCTTGCAAGTGTGAAAGCAAGTTCAATTTTTAGAGCTTCTATTTTTCCTAACTCATCTACATTGCTTTTCTTAAAAACTTTCATTAATGTTCGTTCAAACAAAGCTGCATCATCATCACTTCGACTGCCTAACATATTTGCTAACTGACTAAGTTGACCTCCTGTTCCAAAAATACCGTATCCCAATTTGTACATTTCTTCAACAAGACCATCACTAGTTTTAATTTTTTTTCTTAATTTTAAAAGTTCTTCTAATTGATTTCTTGCTTTTATAGCAGCATTATATCCTTCTTCATAATCGCTTCTCTTAACATCTAAAATGGCTGCAAGTTCGTCTTTTCTAGGTTGACCCATTGTTAACACACCATTTTGTGCAAGAGCCGATCCGGGTCTGGTTGGTGCAGGCATGGCTATTGAAAGAGCCAACACTTTTTTACGATCTGATTTTTCTCCTTGTCCAAAATTATTATTTAAATATTTCATCACGTTAGGTTTATCAATAGTTATTGGGTCGTTAACATTCAACTTTCTTAATTGAATAGCGTGAAACAAATAACCGTACGCATTTTTTACATTTGTTTGATCATCTTCTAAACCTATCTCACCTTCATGTACTTTATTAGGAGAAAATCTAGTTACGTAATCGTACACAAATTGATTTGTTTTTCCTTCATAACCATAGTCTTTTGCCATTTCGTCAAATATTTTACGCTCGTCTTTATTAGTGGGGTTGTAAGGAAAAGCTAACAATTTACCGTCTTTTTCATAAGGAAAATATATGTTTGAACTTTTTTGAAACGCACCTTGTATTGCATTTTCTTTATTAAATTTTGAAAAAGCATTGTTTAAAGATTGAACACTAACCCCTGAGTCATTTGCACCATCGTAAAGATCAAATATAGAACCAAGACTTTTAAAATCTCTTAATAATTTAGTATACACTAAACTTTTTTGTTCTCCGTGTTTTCCTTTGGGAGTATTTTGTAAAGTGTACCCTTGTAAAAAATCTCTTTCATTTTTTTCAAAGATTGAATTTAAAAAAGTTCGATCGTTGGGATTATCTTGAAAATGTTTTCTAAAGCGAATTAAATTTTGCGGCTCCATTATATGATTTTGTAAAGATGTCCAAAATTGAGTTGATCTTGCATAATCATCTTTTTGAACTCCTGAATCAAAATAAGTAGGTGTTCCCGGAAAAGAATAAGTTCCTATTTTAATTAAATTTTCATCTTCAGCACCCATAGCAAGTTGTTGCAAATTAGTCATATCGAGACTTAATCTGTCACCTGCTCTTCCAAAAATATCTATTGGTCCTCTGTCTGCAAGTTGTCGTTTACCGTCTTGTATAATTCTGCCTAATTCTTTAGGAACTCTTTTTTTAGGATCTATCGCAGCTTGAAACACAAAGTTTTCTAATTCAGCTATTCGTGCATCATCTGCACCCCTAGCTTCTCTTTCTCTGTCTATGTTTTTTGAAAAACCACCGACTAATCCTTTTACAAATGCTAATCCTAAACTCATTCCTCTGTCTCTTTCGCTTGTGGTTGCATATTTAAAAAGTTTTCTTCAACTGGTCGCTCACCTTCACGTATGGCTTGATTAATATTCTCTTGTATAAATTCAAACATACGTGGATTATTTCTTTTAATTAAGCTGAAGAATTTTTGATCGCTCATTGTATCTCTTTGACCTGCATCTTTATTTTCAAACATACGGTAAGGTATGCCTGCTTCCTCTGCCATGTTAGCCATAAAAACAGCCAATGGTGGCTTTATAAGTAATCCAACATCAGGTGTAAATCTACCTTCGTGAAATCCCTGCAAAATATAACCTTCTAGCATAAGTTCTATGGATACACCACCTATCATTAATTTAAGCATTTGATCTCTGACTTTTGGCTTTTTTAAAGATTGTATTGCTTTTTCCAAAACTATTTCAGGATCTACGTCAAGAGGTGGCTTACCCCAATTCCACTGTGTATTATCTACTGTTAAAGAATGTCCGGGGGGAGCTTTTGCAAAGGGATCTTTTGCTTGGATAGAACCTCTTGCAGGTCTTGTTTGTTCATTCATCATTTCCATAATGTGTAGCCTTTGCTATGTTGTTTTTAATTTTGTGGAGGTTATCTTTTTAAGTTTGGGTGAACCAACAGTTACAGTGGCTGCACTTCCTCTTCGATTAGGTTGCACAATGTACGAAGAAAACATGTTGTTAAGTTGTTGATTGTTTGAAGATCTAAGCAAATTTGTTAATGCCGTTTGTATTTCTGGATTACCATACCCAATTCTACCTGAAGCTGATGGTGAATACGTCATACTACCTGCTCTTGATTTGCCACTTCCGTACCCTGATTTTGGTCTAAGTCTATCTTGTGCGTATTTTGTTGGACCTTGATAACCTACTTTACCTACTTTTTTTTGTGATGTTAAATAAGCACCTGCTCCCTTTCTTATAAATCCCATTACATCATCAGTCAATTGTTCCCCTGCAGTAAGTGTATCTAGTAATTCAACGTTGGCTATATCTTCATATCCAACTACTTCTGCAACGTAGTCCACCCCTGTATCTATCCATCCCCCTATTGTATCAAAAAGATCACCAAACATTATTTAACTCCTTAACTCGCTATCCAAGATGCAAGCCAATCACCTACAGCTTCGCCTATAGCATCTCTTTGCTCTTTGTCATATAATTCATTTGAATTAGAAAATTCCATAGCCAACATAGCTATCTCGTGTCGTCTCTGTGCTTCTGACTCAGATTTTTGAAAATTCCAAGCAGCGTTATCCCTGTACTTTTGCCACAAGTTATTCAATTGTGTTGTTGTTGCATTGTATAAGTTTTGTACGTTTATTCTGTTTGTTTCATTTTGGATAGCTGTTTCTTGGGTGTTTATATTTCTTCTCCACTCTACATTTGATTGATCAATAGCATACCCCATGTTTGACTCAAACTTATCTCTTGAATCTTTGAAACTAGCTTCAAATTGCACAAATGCGTTTTCTTCTCCTGCATTGAACTGATCAACTGCAACTGATCTATTTGCATTGGCTGTTTCAATTTGTGCATCCATCTCGGTAAAAAACTCTTCAACTTGCATTTCATTTTTTGCATTTATTTCTTTTCTTGCATTTTCTTGTGCAGAATCTTTAAATACAGATTGCACTAATGCGTTGTAACTCAATTCGTTTGCAGATTGTTCTGCACTTAGATTAGCTGTCTCAACAGCCAACAAAGTTCTTGAATTGTTAACTTGTGCTTTTAATCGAGCGTTTAAATCTGCAACATCCATAGATGCATAAACTGCAGCATTTTTCAAAGCTGTTTCTTGTTTGTTGTTTAAGTTTTGTAGTTGTATCTTTGCATAAGCGTTAGCATCAGCAGTTGCTATAGGTATGCCTGATTCCATTAGTGCTTGCATCATGGCTGCTGATGCCATGCTTGACGCTCCCATACCTCGTTGTTGCATGATTGCCGACACTTTACGAACTGCAGGCGATGCCCACGCAGGGGGTGCTTCACCTTCTTCTATTGAACTAAATAAATCTTGTATTTGATATTTTACTGTTGCTCTTTTATCAAAAGTGTCTAAATCTAAAGTTTTAGCTTCGGCTTGAGATTCGTCACTAACATCGCCCTGCTCTATATCTTCATCAGCTATAAGTAATTTTTGAGCATCTGCGTCTGATATTTTTGCAGTCGTAATATCATCTGCTTCGTCAAGTTTTTTCTTTGCTCTTTCAATAGCACCAACCTGACCAAAATCTTTATCTATTGCACCAGTCTCATCTTTTGGTCTAGTTGGCGTGCTTACATCAGTGGTTATTACATCACTTGCTCGTGTTGTACTAGGATCAGTTCCTAACTTATAATCTTCATCGTCTAATAATTCGTTATCTTTTACAGTTGGCAAAACAGCTTTTACTTCAGGTATATTACCTTGATTACCTGCGGCAATATCTCCAACTACGTTTTTAAGTTCTTCATCAGAAGTTATAGGAGCATTTGGGGTAGGTGCTATCACACCATCATCAGGTGGAGTTGTTCCTACCTCGTCATCAGTAGTACCACCCTCTTGCATCCGTCTTACTTTTCTATATTGAACCATTATCTACTTCCCATCAATATTTTATCTAGTTTATCTTCTAGCCTTTTGAGTGCATCCATAAGATTGTGCATATCATCCTTAACATCATCTTTACGTGCATAGTCCTCTCGTGTTTTATTAAGTAGTATCTGTATACGCTTGACCTCTTGAAACATTTTGTTGAACGCCCAACCAAACGGTACAACAACCATTGTTAAGATTATGTTCCAAAATAACATTGGGTCAATACTTTCCATCTATACCTCATCAGGAAAATCATGTATGGGTGCTTTGCCTGTTACTTTGCCATCACTATCTACTGGCACATCAAACAATGCTATAAACTCGGACAACTTGGAACAAGCATTTATTTTATCTTCTATTGTTTTTGATGCAGTTCTTACATCAGATCTATATTTACTTATGTCACTTGGAATAGCTATGTCTGTTTCAGATTTTCTTATCACGTACCAATCAGAAACAGTAAGTAAAGAATTTGCAGACGATTTAATTTTTTCTATCCATTGATATTTCAAACCTCTATTTATCATTTGTTTACCAGTAAAAGAATCAATAACTGCCTTACCATCATCATCAACTACATTTTCATCGTCTAATTTTTTTTCAATACCCTTTGCCCAATAAAATCTATCGTCAAACCTTTCTATTACTGGATCATCTTCCCAAACTAAACCTCTAGTTTTCTTTAAATCTGCACTCCAATTTACCCAACCTCTAGGATGTTTAGTGTTATCATCAGCGATCCATGCCTTGCCTATTTGTATAATTCTTCCATTGTGTTTCCAAGCCATTACTATCTCCTATCTTGCATTTGCATATTTAAAAGGTGCTTCAGCAAATGCCATGTACACAATTCTTTGACCATTACCGTTTGTATCACCTGCTGTTGTTCTAAGTTTAAAACCATTAGATAAAAAGTCTATATTTCTTGCGGCAACTGTACTTTCAGAATAAGTATTGTTTGCAACAACTGCTGCAGTTGCGACATTGTGTGGATCTCTTGTAGTATCTTGCATAATCCAAGCAGCAGTAGCATCAACATTTTTAAACATAACCCATGCAGGTCTGAAACCAGTGTAGACAAATGTACCCTCTGAATTTCCTGTTCCCTCAAAAAAACTAAATTTTGAGTAGCCTAACACCTCTGCCCAACAATATGCAACCATTCCTCCATTTGAGTTTGAATGTTTTCTTGAGCCTATAGAAAAAACATTATCATCAGGTGGCGTATCGTCAAAAAAACTATCATCATCAGTTGCGGCAGTACTACTGTCTGCATAAGTTGAAGCTTTTAATATTAGTTTTTTATCTTCTGCGTCACTTGAGATTCCTGCGTGATAAACACAACCATCATAAGTGTCTCTTGGTAAGAAAAAAATCCATTTAGGAGTGGCATTTAAACCGTGTGCTACTGTTGAATCAGTTCCATTATTACCACTACTGCTTCCAGTATATGTTACAATACTAAATCCTGCTGTTGTATTTGCTTGATGCACACTATCTATAGAACCAACGCCAGTAGCACTTGCATCATTTGTAGTGGTTGTAGTGCCGTTTGCTAACCAGTTCCAAGACACGTATGTTCCACCATTAGTATTTACGCCACCCTCTGTTCCTAGTGTAAATCCATTAGTATCAAAAGATGTTACAGCCGTAGATGTTGTTATCTCTTGGTCATTAGTATCAGACCTTAATCTTTTAGTTGAACCTCTCGTAGAATCTTGCAACATGTGTCCTCCAGCACCGTTTCTTCTTTTTATCCATACGAAATCTGGTGTAAAACTAATATCTCCACCAATAGCAGTACCATTATTATCGTTACCCCCTGAAACTATATTTACACCACTTCCATTACTTGTGTAAGTAAGTGATCCAAAATGATCATTAGCTTGTGTGTCAGAATTAGGACCTATAGTTGGTTCATCTAAATTATCTGTACACAGAGCCAAATGTCCTGATGGTGGTGAATAATAGAAGTCGCCATTTCCATTTCCATCTTTCTTGCCTTGTGCTGTTTTAGTTCCTGCAAAACTAGAGTCAACACCAAAATTAAAATAATTGAAATTCCAAAGATTACCACCACTATTTGTTGCTACAGTTAAAACAAAAAATTCATCTCCTGCTGTTAATGTGGTATCTGTTCTGACTAATGAATTATTCCAATAATATTTTATTGTTCCTGCATCAACATCTAAAGCAAACCCAGCTATCCCTTGTTCTCCACTAGCACTACCTTCATCTGAACTATTTGCTCCATCAGACAATGATGTACCAGTAAGATTTTTATATTTTGCATCATTACCTCTTATGTGGGAATACCCAGATTTAGTATGAAGAGTATCTCCTGCACTGCCACTTACATTTTGTTCAGTATGAAAAAGACTGGTGGTACAAACTCCTACGTATGGCATATAATAATTACTTCCATTAGAACTTACGGTATTAACTTCCCAGTACCATTTACCTGAAGTCGGTATGCCGAAAATAGAAGCATGCACACTTTGGTCTGTCTGTCCAGTTCTTAAATTTCCCTCTCCTATGTTATCTGTAGTTAAAGGAAAGGAAAGAATATCCATAGTTGCAAAATTATTTTCTGGACTATCTAGTAAATTACTATCATGAGAATCTAAACCACTTACTGCAAAATGATTGTTTTGCCCACTACTATCATCACCGACATTAGTTGGATTAGTAACAGCACCACTTGAAGTCGCTGTTCCAGTGCCTTTAAATTCTAATCTAAATCCGTTATTTCCATAAGAGCCAGAATATTTTTTAGGAATCCATATACCCTCTTTTACTTCTCCAAACTCATTTAAATATCCACTTGTTTCACCTATGGCTTGACCATCTAAAAATGTTATGTCTGATACATAACCATTAAATTTTGCACTTGTTTGACCGTCAGCTAATAATTGATGTGCTAACGCTCCATTCCATCTGGGGTCATAATCTCCGGGGTCATCTCCTGACCAATCTTTCCTTACGCCATTAACGTATAATTTCATTCTATTATTACCACTTTGTCCGTCAATATCAGCAACCACAACTATGTTATACCAAGCTGAAGTGTCTCTAAACACCATTGTGCTTACTAAATTAACGTCAAAATTACCATCATAATCATAAAGTTGAAATTTATCATTTATGTCAAATCTAGCTATTAGTTTATTATCACAACCCATTAATGGATTATAAGAATTTGTCGCATTTACACCATCTCCAAGTGCAGTTCTTTTTATCCAAAAACTAATTGTCCATCTTCTTCTTGTTGTTGGTGTGCCTAAAGTTTTACTTAAAGTAGTGCCTTCTGATGTCTGTGATCGTAATGATTGAGTTGCTACAGAATTATAAAATCCTGTGGATTGATCAATCGCACCTACTGTTGGAAGTAAAGACATATTATGTTAATGCTCCTGTTGCAGACATTAATATTGTGTTATCGCCACTTTCAGCAGTACAATAATAAGAAAGCATGTACTTACCTGCTGTATCTAAAGCACTTAATACATCAGCATTAATAGCTATCGAAGCATGAGCAGAAAGGTTACGACCTGCTGAGTTGTCTAAAAAAATAATTCCTGCTTGTCCAATAGCAGGATTTTGTAACTCAATAGTGTCGTCACTGTCTGGAGTGATTGTCCAATAATTACTAATTCTCAAATCTAAAACACAGTTATCACTTGCTGCTGATGCTTCTTGATGACCTGTTGCTCTGCCATCTACGTCTACATCATCATTAAATGTAAATACAGTTGTGCCAGTTGCTATCGAAGCAACAGTTTCATCATTATCATTTTTGATTGTTACGTCTGTTGTTGAGCCTTGACCAGTAAGAATTAAACCTTCGCCTGCTGTGTAACCAATAGCTGCATTGTCGCCTGAAGATGTATCTCCGTCAGGTTGAAATGTTGCGGCCCCAACGTCACCACTAAAGTCACCTGCTGTTCCGTTCAACTGTTGTGTAAGAGTTAGTTGTCCGTTGGCTGCAATGGTTATTGCATCAGCATCACTTGAAGAGCCAATAGTACCACCATCTTTAATAAGTATATCATCTTTAAATGTGACGATACCTCCTGAAGATACTGTCATGGCATCAGTAGCAGATGTGACACCTATTGTTCCACCATCTTTAAATACAATGTCGTCTGCAACTGTAAGTAGTCCTGCAGAACTCAAAGACATTTTTTCTGTCGCTGTTTCAGATGACGCTGTTCTAAATGATAGCTTGGTTGCATTACTAGATGAACTAAAATCTCCTTCAGATACAGCGGCAATACCTGCGGCCACAAGAATAGCATCAGTTCCTGTACCTTCATCTGGTGCTTGGAAATCAATCTGCCCAAGAACATCACCTGAAGCGATATCAGTTTCACCAGTTTGTAAAGTTAAAAGAAACGGATTGTCATCACCTGTCGCAGTAGATTTTAATATTAAACCATCGTCTGCATCGTGTATTATACGAACATCTTGATCGTTACCAAGTTGTATCGTACCACCGTCTGCAAGAAACAAATCAGAAAATTCTGCAGAAGCAGAACCGAGTGTAGCACCATCTGCACTAGAAGGTACAATGGATGTGCCTACTGTTGCTGTGTTTAATACTGGACTAGTTAATGTTTTGTTTGTTAGTGTTTGTGTTGCACCTGAAGCAACTAATTCTTGACTGGCAGCACCTGTTGCAGGAAGTGTCAAAGTTGAAGGATTGCCACCACTACTATCCAATGCACTATGTGCTGCTGCAATAATCTTTTGTCCGTGAGAGTTATTTTCACAATTAAGAGTTATAGCACCTTGATTAGTATTTCCTTTTATAACTACATGACCTGTTCCGTTTGCAGCAAGTTCTATATTTGCGTTGGATGTGGTAACAATATCTTGACCATTCATGTCCAAGTTACCACCGAGTTGTGGAGATGTATCTTCTACTACGTTTGATATCGCACCTGACGTTGCAAGTCCTGCAACGATTGCACTTCTTTGTATTTTTTTAAGTCCACCAGTATCGGTGTCTACTGCTATAAATACATCATCATTTGCAACTGTTGATATCTCCGATAAAGAACCAATTGCTATGGAGTTAAAGTTTGCTCCGTCTGCAACAAGTAAGTTACCTGCAGTGTTTGTAGCCATAGTGATGTCATCACCTGATACTGTCAAATCACCTGTCACAACCACATCACCACTAAATGTTGCTTTGCCATTCAAAGCCATATCTATGTCAAGAGCAGTTATTGCACTAGAACCATCTGTGCCTTTTATCGCAAAGTTTTTATCGGCTGTGCTTACAGTTAGTTCAGCATCACCTGAATTATTAGCTATATCAAGAATAGATGTGCCATCATCTTTAAAAGTAACGTTAGCACCACCTGCATCAAGTATGATATCGCCTGATGAGTCTAAAGTTATATCTGTGCCATCGTTTGTTATAGTGTCGAGAGCTATAGACCCTAAATTAGTAAAGTTACCATCTGCTAAATCTAAAGTTCCGTTTACAGTTAGATTGCCTGATATATCAACTTCACCATTTATATCTATGGTTGTCGCAGCTATTTGTATTTCTGTATCTGCTACTAAGTCGAGTTGTCCATCGGTACTCGAATTGATGTATATAGCTGTATCTCTGAATTGTAACTTCTCTGTAGAAGCAATAAGTATGTCGTCACTAAATTCAAAATAATCCTCATCTTCCATCCATTTAAGGACACCATCATTTGACTCACCATCAAATGTAATTGTTATATCTGTTCCTGCAGTCGCTGCACCAAACGTTAGTGCATTACCCAGTAGTTTTGTTATTGGGCCACCTTCGTTGTCAGTGCCATCGTGAGTATGTCCTGTGCTTGCTTGGAAGGCTGCTAATAACTGATCAAACTCATCATTGGTATGAGCTGCTGTGATTGTATCACCGTCTGCATACGTAGACTGTCTTGTGTATGTTGCTCCCATTTACCTTCTTGCTCCTAACTGATATTCTAACTGAAAACCTTTTAACGAGTAAGGTGCTGTGGTAGTGCTACCATCTTCTACTCGTAATGCCACTGCAAAACCTGATCCTTCAACAGATTTTCTTACGATTGGTTGTGTAGGTCCTCCGTATGATGTCGTGCCATATATAGCTGATCCGTATATACCTGCAACGTTTAAACTATCTAGAGGATAAGCTGCAGGGCGTGTTGAGTCTTGTGATTCGTAATCGTATCTTACAAATAAGTCTGCATCGATTGTAGACTCTGGTGCATAGTTAATGTTGACTCTTTGCATGTGCTTACGTATGCCGGGGTCGTTAAATGTGAGATCAGGACTTCTATATTTTGCTCTTATCAATTCACCATCAAACGTATCACCCTGATCTTGTCTGTACACCACACCATCAAATCCACCATGTATAGCTATGACATTGCCCTCGTCAACTGTGGTATCTGTACATGCAGGTCGTATACCTCTAACTTTAGAAAACTCAAATGTTTGACCTTTCATAACACATATCACACCCTCTGTGCTTTTTTCACCACCACCAGACTTTGAAAAAAAGATGCGATATTGTGTTTTGTCTGGTATAACAAGAGATGTGAAAGCTCCAGAATCTGCTATGTTTTCTCTAAACAAACTTTGCACGTTAGAGCTTATGCTACCCAATTCAACGTCACCAATTCTTGCAGTACCTGCAACAGTACGTAATCCGTCAGGTCCTAAGAATATCAAGTCTCCTGCAAATTCTTGTATGGTGTCTCCATTTGTACACCCTATATTTCTTGTAACTGGTTTCATTGCAAAGTTAGCTTGAGATGAACCTGACAACTGAAATATTCTGTTTTCACAAAATATAAACAAATTATCACGGAATACTTTGAGTCCTGTTATGGTATCGTCAACTTTTATACTACCCCCACCTATTGCTGCAGAAAAGTTATCTTCATCAAAAGGTATGCTAAATACTATTTCTTGTTTGTTTGAAGACATGCCTGCATAAAACATGTGATCTTTAAATGCTGTAATAAACTTAGCACCTGCTACTGGTGGTGGAAATAAGTCTTGTACAATAGCACCTACTTCGTGGGCTGCGGCAACACTACTTGATGTTGCTCTTGTTACTCCAGTGAATGTCGTAGCACTTTTACCTGTGTACGTAAAAGTTTCACCCCCTATTAATACAGATCCTGAACTAGCAAACTGAGATGCGTCATTAACTGTAATAGTTCCTGATCCTGTCATACTTGCGTCTGCTGCTATTGCAACAAGCAAAGTTGTAGACTCTCCAGTTCCTGTACTAGCAGGATCTACATCTGTAGCTGTGAGAGATGTGTTAAAAACAGTAGGTGCATTTGCACCATCTACAACAATTAACTTATCGTTGCCATCAAAGTTAAATTTTTCAAAAGAATACTTTGTTGCGTTTGTTCGCCCTGTATCTCTTGTAGTCCATGTTTCAGACACTACTGCGTTTACAGTATGAGCAGCGGCACTTGTGCTATTTGCTGATCGTGTTACACCAGTAAAAGTTGTTGTTGATTTACCTGTGTAAGTAAATTGCTCTGAGTCTATAAACAAAGTGCCACTCGATGAAAATCCGTCAGTTGACTTAACAACTATAGTGCCAGACCCACTCATAGTTGCATCTGAAGCAATAGACGTTGTTAATAAATTTGATGCCGAACTAAATATTCTTTCTCCTCGTGCTGCAAGAACAAAGTCGTTAAATACAGTAGTCATAAGCACAGCTTCTGTACTACTTGATGTTTCAGGAACTGTTTGTCCAACAAACTTTTGGAATCCATTTATTCTTCTATATCCACCTTCGATGTCTGGTTCAAAGTTTTCTAGTTCAAGAGCTTGACCGGGTTTCATTATAAATGTGGATTGGTCAAGAACTAAACCACCCTCACATACAAATGGAAATGCCGCAGTGTTACTCAAGTCAGCCATACTATACTGCTCTCATATATAGTTGTTTGTTAATTAATTCGACACGCATACGTTTAATTGATTTCTCAAATTGCATTTGTGCAAGTTGTGCGTTTTGTAAATCACCACGCAAACTAAACGCATAATATTTTGCTCTTTCTATTATTACGTTTTCAAATCTATCAGGTATATCTGATGTGTCTGTAGCCGAACTCAATGCTGTGTGTGTAGCGTAGTAGTAATACTTTACGGTGTACGTTGCCTTATCAGGTACAGGAGACAGACCAATATTGTTTTGTGGATCTTCGTAAACATATACTGGTATGGCTCGTGAGTTACCTGTTGGATCTGTATCTCTCTCATGATAGTTGTCAAGGTACTCACTATAAGTTATGTACTCAAGTGTAATTTCTTTTTTGTCTGCAGCTTCAAGAAATGTAAAACTGTCAAAATCAACTGTTTTGGTATTTGTTGCACCTATTGCTGATCTAGTATATAATCTTGTTCCTGCAGCGGTTGTAAAACTTTTGTTAATAACTGTGAAGGGCCATTCTGTATCTGCATTTATTATGTCATCTATTGCACGATTGACGTAATCTTTTACTGCAGTTTGTATACCACGAGATGAACTAAACGTGCTACTTGTTAACTCGACCTCGTTTAGATCTCTCAGCACGTTGTTGATTAATACTAGATAACTGCTCGCCATGTTTAAGTTTCTCTTGAATTTTTTTTGTTTCTAAATAGTGTTTTCTTTTTTGAGCTTTGCGAAATGGACTATTTAGTTTTTTGTTAATATCTGCTACTTGTTCTTGAGTCAGTAGTTTGTAAGGTTTAGTATCAAAGATAGGTACAAGTAATCGTAAATTTTTTTTTTAATTTAATCACTCTGTACCATGTCACTTTTTGTGTGCTTTCTTAAGTTGCTCTTTTGCTCGTTTTGCTATTGCCACGACTTCTGTTTTACCCATCACTTTTGCACGTTGTTCCATGACTGTAAGAATTTGTATCTTTCTCGCATACGGTTTCTTGATTCTTTTAACTTTTGCAACCGTTGCTCTAGCGTCAGCAGGTGTAGCGAACTTGATGCTAACCGTGTCTCTAGGGTTTTCATCTGTGTATAAACGTCTGTCACTACCTTTTGGCTTTTTGCCTGTGCCAACTTTAGGATCTCTTTTCTTCTTTTTCTTCACTTTGAACTTCTTTGATAGCACTTTGCATCATGTTGTTTAACGTTTTTAATTTTTCGTTTGCAGTTATGACATCGTGCAATGCTTGATCGACCATATTTAAAGCTGCGTTATTGTTGTTTAATACAGCTTGTGCGTTTTCAATTTGTAGTTGATATTGAAAAGCTAACGCTTGTGCGGCTAGTTTTTTCATGGGGGTACTCCTTTTTAGGATTATACAGATAGACTACTGATTTGTCAATGTTATTTGTATTCCATATAAACCAAAGCCAACAAGAAACAAAAGCCAACTATCATTAAAAAAACTATAGAGTACGTTATATATTCTAGCAGTTCCTCTCGTCTTTTTTCTGCCATCTTTTCTGCGTATCTTCTAGACTTACGAGCTTCAGCTTGAAAGGCTTGCCAATCTTGCCACAACCCCGGTCTGCCTAGATATATCAT